ACTCCGTCATTTGGAACAAAATTAACGAACTTGACAATGGTTTGGGGAGAGTCCAACACGAAGGCACTCTGCTTGGGGATTTATCTGCTAGGATGATGCACTTAGAGAAATTCGCAGAGCAAGCAAAAGCAGATCTCGATCATTTGGTAGAGATGCAAGACGCTCCAATCACTTCCGACTATCAACAGTTTGAGCGACTTAATTATTTAGAAAAGGAGTTAGACAGACTCCGAGATAAAGTGGAGGAGTGAGATGGAGATTTCACACTATATGTTTGCAGGAGTTGGCGTTGCCATATCAATCCTCGCATTCTTCATCAAACGTAACAAGTGGGAGATAGATGATATGAAGGAGAGACTCCGCCAAATCGAGATTAGCGATGCCGGACAATCCAAGGATGTGGAGCATCTGACCAAACTCTCAGAAGACCGCAGGCGCGATATACAGAAACTATTTGAAAAACTAGATGCAAAATAATGTTCGAGCTACTTACACTATTTTTGACGGGTGGAGGATCAGCCGCAATGGGGAGCATACTCAAAGGTGTGTTCGGAATGCTCACAGATTCGAGGCAACAGAAGTATGAGATCGAAATGGCAAGAGAAGCTCGGAATAATGAGTTCGCTATTAAATTCCAAGAAAGCCTCAACAGTGGTGATGGCGGTGCTTTTACTCGCGCAACTCGTAGGATGCTCGCGCTCATTGGTATGGCAACAATCTCATTCGTCACATGCATCACAGCAATTTTCCCATCAGTCCCACTCCTCAGTACAACAAACATTACAGGGGAAGGACGAACAGAAATTCTTTTCGGGCTCCTCAGTTTTCCGGCAGAGCAAACCAATTTGGTCGTCACAACAGGACATCTCTGCCTCTTCCAAACATCAGTCGTGTTGCCGATGATCGTGGGGTTCTACTTTACACCGGGAGGGCGCAGATAATGATTGATCGGGTCTCAGTCCTAGGAATGTCAGGCACAGCGGCCACCTTTGGACTGTCTGCATTTGACTCGGTGATCGGAATTGCAGTGGGCTTAGTGACCTTAGTCTATATGTCGTTAAAACTCTATCAGGAGTTAAAGAAGTGAGCAGATATCGATCATACGGCAAACTAGACGATCCATTCGTGGTAGAGGGTGACACCTTCTTTCTGCGGATGAATGCCCGATTGCGACCTAATCAGTTAAAACCCGGTGAGGTTGCACTGTCGAAGAATGGTCGGATGAATGACGATGGAACTTGGCAACCACGCAAAGGGATGTCTACTCTATTTGGCACTATCACAACAGGCGACGATGCGATTACTTTGCCATATGTAATTCTATCCGCATCACGATCAAGTAATGTGGTAACTGTCGTATTGGATGAAACTCCAAGTTTAGCTTTTATCGTTGGAGATAATGTAACGATCAATGGTTTAAAGTTTACAGGTGACGATCCAAACGGAACATTTCCTCTAGCTAGTGTAAACTTTAATACTCGCACAATTACTTATGCCGACTCAGGCACGAATGAAGTTTTTACAGTAGTTGGGTCATCACAGACTTGGTCAACGATTAGAACAACTTACTCGAACCTGACAAAAAAATGGACTGAGTATAATATCGAAGGAAGAACATCTGTTGCCTCAATGGGTAATGCGATTCCTACTACTCTTAATTATGTGGTCACTGAGGCATCGAGAGCGAGTAATGTGGTAACTCTAACGCTTGAAGACACTCCGGCCTCAGAGTTTGCAGTAAGTGGTACAGTCCATGTCGATGATATCGATGCATCGATAAATGGCAGTCATACAATCACAGCAATTAACACATCTGCCAAAACAGTAAGCTTTGCCGATACAGGGGCAGATACTACTTTTACAGTTAATAGTCCCAATGTCGGTCAGACATCAGTAGCATCGACTACTGAGAATTTTACTTTGGAAGACGATGCAGTAAATGGAGTTTATGGGAGTGCGGTATTTTCTGATGCAACAAGTGAGAACGATGACTTCATTTTCTCAGCCACAAATAACCTTTGTTCAATCGTAAGACTTAAAGACTCAAAGCTCTATAAGTGTAGATACGAGCAAGGTGGTGAAACTGTGGATGCACCATGCGGAATGACTCAGGGGTTCGATAATATGTATATCTTTAGAACTAACAAGACTACATTATCCGCAAGTCCTGTTCTTAATCGTGTAGCTATTACTTCAGGCTCTCAGTCAGGGCAGACGATCACGATAGACACAGTATCTAATCATAATCGTTCAGTGGGCGACTTTGTGACATTAACACGACTAGGTAATTGGGAGTATGATCCGAATGACTGTTATCAAGTAGCAAGTATTCCATCATCCACACAGTTAACAGTCACTATGACTGAGTCACAGACAAAGACATTTAATGTTAGTGGCGCACAGATAGAATATTTTGAGGATTTTGAGAGGGTGGATAGTGGGGCATACACTGCACCTGCTTACTTGACAGATTCTAGTACAGCGTCAGTAAGTGGTGTGGTTACTATGGATGTAACTTCACATGGATTAGCGGTAGGTGACAGACTTACCATACATACTTCACAATCTACGATATATGATAATTTTATTGGGTCGGAAGTGGTGGTCACAAGCGTTCCTACAGTCAACCAATTTACTTTTAATCTTGGAGTCAAAGATGATGCCAATCACTCCTTAACAGTCAGTAAACCACTAGCACTTGGTAAAGGATTCATCCACCAACCTGCGGCTCCATTCGGTGAATTTCATCAGCGTAGACTATGGTTACCCTATCAATACTCATCTGCATCACCACCTGTCGATAGAGGTATTCGTGATGAAATTTTGGCATCAGACATTCTAGACTCTGACACATTTGATGAGATTGGAAATCAGTTTCGCATTTCATCAGGTAAAAGCGATTTTGTAGTAGGAATTAAAGGTTTTACACAGGATTCGGTGGTGGTATTCAATCGTAAATCTATTCATCTGATTACAGGTGCGAGTGGATCTTTGGCAGATGTTAAAACAACTATGGTTACAGACGAGGTCGGAGCATCTGCGAGAAAGTCTATTATTCAGGTGGCTAATCAGATTTTATTTCTATCTGACCAAGGGATATACAGTGTACAATTTATAGATGAGTATAACTTGCGTGGTACAGGTACACCAATATCAGAAACTATTCAGCCATTCATTGATCGCATAAATCAGGACTTTGCCCACCTATCATGCGGAGTTTATTTTAATAACCGCTATTGGTTAGCACTACCATTGGACTCTAGCGTGGGAAAAGGGGATGGTAATAAACTAAATACGATCATCGTTTATAATTTCATCAACCAAGGCTTTGAGAGCATCGATACCGTAAACTCTACAGACTTTGCGATCCGAGAATTATTAGTAGCTCGCGAAGGATCACAGAATGCACTTTACCTCACAACAGAAGAAGGTGGCGTACATAAGGTAGATTCCATGGATGGAGATGATAAGGTCTTACGGAAAGCAGGACAATCACCTGAAGTAGACCCCGGTATCCCTGTGGTCAGTCAATTAATCACTAGACAATACGATGCCGACACGATGGATCGAAAAACATTCAGTCGTGCAGAATTGCAACTTAAATCAAGCGAAGTCAACCCATCTGATGCTACTGTACAATTTATCACGGAAGATCCTGACTCTACTTCCGAGATTTCAAGCATATCTACGCTACTAGGTAGTGAGCTTGAAACTGCGGAGGATGCCTCGGTTCGCTTACGAGTTAACAGAAGAGGGTTTGGCATACAGGCAGATATTAAACCATTTGTCGGTAGACCTTATGTCAGGGCAACCAAGGTAGATGCTAGAATATCGGATCGATCAACCACTTCAGTCTTTCAATAGGAGATAGAAAAAATGCCAATATTAAATACAGGACAAATCTTTTCATCAGGTGACCAAGTCACCTCACAGAAATTAATGGATATCGCAGACCTCGCGACATTCGATGACCCCGCAGATGGTTCTACTATCATCGTAAATAGTCAAACCTATGGAATCAGCGGTGGCGATGGTAAACTAAAAGTACCATCAGGAGGTATCACCTCCAACGAACTCGCCTCCGACTCGGTCACCGCTACTAAAATAGTCGATGGAGCAGTAACATCTGCAAAATTAAATTCCGATGCAATATCTGCGTTAATGCCCACAGGTACAGTTTTACCTTTTGCAGGCATTAACGCACCAACAGGATATTTATTCTGTGATGGTGACGCAATATCAAGAAGCACATACTCGGATTTATTTGATATAATTGACGAAACCTATGGCGCAGGAGATGGTTCAACCACATTTAATATCCCCGACCTTCGCGGACGAGTTATTGCAGGTCAGGATGACATGGGAGGTACTTCTGCTGACCGATTGACAGGTCAATCAGGTGGGGTCAATGGTGATAACCTTGGAGCTACAGGTGGGGCTGAGACACATACCCTCACAACATCCGAAATGCCTTCACATACGCACACTTACAGTGAATCATCTTCAGGGCCAGCAGCTAGAGGAGTAGGGGATAGCACTACTGCTGTAGCTCGTCAAAATGTTAATTCGGGTAGTACAGGTGGCGATCAACCACACAACAATGTTCAGCCAACCATCATTTTAAATTATATAATTAAGACTTAATCGCCATGATGAAAAACAAAACAAAAGATCCATTGGCACAGGCCGCTAGGCTTTTAAATGAGAATGCTCCCGAAGGTGAGTCACTCGCCTACATCAATTCAGCAGAAGCAAAGATGCTTAAAGATGCCGGTGGAGCAGGTGAGCCTGTAAACAGTTCAGGCGTTCCATCTTATTTCTTACAGAAGCTTTTTGGTGGAGGAAAGAAACCACCTCCCTTGCCTAAACTAGATGTTGGTAAATCGGCTCGCGATTATGTATCTGCAATGGCAGACCCTCGCTTGCAAGAGCAGTTACTACAGACTCGTCAGACCTACGATCCTCAGTATCAAGACTTACAGATGAGCCTCGCCCAACGAGCCGCTGATCCTATGGCACAGCTTGCGGAACAGCAGGCCATGCGCGCACAGGAGTTTGGTGGTCAGATGGCAGAGCGTCAGGCAGGTACTGATATATCTCTGATTAGTAGATTTGGTCCCGGTATGACGGAAGCAGTTCGTGCTTCTGATCCACTGCAACAGCAAAGAGTAGAGGAACTTAATTTATTAGCACAGCAAGCCGCTGAAAGGGCACAGATACAAGACCTATCACCTGAGATGCGTAGACGAGCAACTCAATCCGCAAGGGAAGGACTTGTGGCACGTGGTAGAGATTTCGATAACATTGGACTTGTTGCTGAGGCAATGAGTCGTGAGGATTATCTCAGAGAACTTCGTAATGAAGCTTTACAACAGGCACAAGGTTTAGGAGGTATGGCAAGTGCAATGAATCGTGCCACTTCAGCAGACCCATTGATGATGCTTCGTGGTGGTGGTGATTATACCCAACAGGGGTAT